AAGGATAACGGAGCCCCACACCCACTACAGATCAGACCACCAGGGGTCCTAACAACGTCAGGCATCCTGTTATCTGCTAATGCCACAGAAGCAGAAAGCACTCCAGCTAGAGGTAAAACACTAAAGAACTTCCTTCTATTCATTTGGTCATTAGTCCTGCCGCTATCAAGTCAGCAGTAGCCACAGGCCCCCCTGTCTTCTTACGTGTTTCCTTGAGGTTGTCACTGAAGTTGTCAAAGTAGGATTGCAGTGCCTCATCCTCACTCTTCCCATCCTCTACAAACCCCATGTTGGGGTTGAGGGCAGTCTCAATCTCCCCTGCTGTGAGGAGGGAGCGTACTGACTTAGTGCTAGTAGAGGCAGTGCGAGGGCCAGGTGAGCGTGAAGCCTCCATAAACACAGGGGCGGGTTGGGTATTGTCCTGGTCGGGGTTGCTATAGGACTCAATGATGCTAGTTTGGTGAGCCTCCTTGAGTAGATGTAGGTTGATCTTCTTGTGTACCCCAGGAGCTACCTCTAAACTCACAGTGTCGTCGTGAGGATCATTAGCAGGGTCACTCTCTAACTGACCATAGAGTTGGAGGGTGCGTTGTATGATGGGGTCCTGGGAGTTTGAGAAGTGCTCGGCATAGGGATTGAAGTACTGATTTAGTTTTAACCTGCGCTGCTGGGCAGTGGCATCCTGCTTTGCCTGCTTGTTAGCCTCCTCGGCACCTGCTTTAGAGGCTTGAGTAACTACATTCCCTAGTGCTGCTGCTATGCCAGCCTCATCCTCTGCATACATGGCCTTCTTAAGAGAAGCAGCGGCCTCGTTTAAGGGCAGGGGGGTTTGGGTTTGGGGCTGGGTTTGGGCTGCTATCTGGGTCTCTAAGGCTATTCTCTGCTGACGTTCATTCTCCAACATTAGCCTGTTCTGTTGCTCTTGGCGACTAGAGGCAGCGTAGTTCTGTTGGAGTGTAGCTATCTGGGCTGCTTGTTGTTCGGATGTGGGGGACTGACTTGGTGTAGGTTCACCACCCCCTGTTCCAACTGACTTGTTCTCGCCTTCTCCCTTGCCGCTTGCGCTTGTTGGATCAGGTTGTGAGCTTGCCGTCGTTGTCGGTCCAGACATGTGATTCCCCCTTACAGTGTTTGTACTGAGGACAGACCAGCAATCACACTGACCACTGCACCAATCCCCCAATTAGGTATTATAGACGCTTCTTGTACTCTAGACAATATATACAGTAGTGAGTTCCCCTTATACGCGGGTGGTCACCACAGTTGTCACAGAGGTTTAGATCCTCTTGCAAACTTCCTTTGTAGTTGAATCTTGCGGTGTCTCTCCTGAGACTGTTGGGTTTGGGGTTGTTGTTCGGGTTCCCTGCCTGCCTTCTCCGCAAGTGTCTGAGATAGTCGTAGACCTTCATGTACTCCAGTTTGCCTCCTGCCTTCAGGGTTGTCTTCCCCTACTATAGTAACTTGAGAGAGTTGTAGTAACTCCTGCTTTGGATAGACTTTTAGTGTGAGCACTCTCCATCCTGGGGAAGCAAGGAGTTCTCGTACAGCCCCACGGTCATCCTCAGTGAGTGCGAATGTGTTGTTTAGGTTCTTCCAGAAGTCAGGCATCAGTCCTCCTTATCTGCTGGTGCCATATTAGCACTTGGCTTAGGTAGCTTAACCCCCTCCTCCTCCCCACTGAGTACTGTACCTGATTGGGGCACTGCTAGGTCATCCAAACTACCAGATAGCTGAGTATTGAAGTCAGGAGGTAGATCACCACCACCATTAACCCCAGGCTGAACGCCAGCAGAGCCATCCACAGTAGAAGCCCCACCAGGTTGTCCTTGACCGATCTGTGGGGGGAGTAACTCAGGCCATACTTCATCAAAGTTGTCCTTTCCATGTGATGTCCATAGGTCCTTAGCTATAGGACGTAGGGAGTTTGGGTCCCCGTTGTTAGCTATCATAATAGGCTCAGCTAACATTGTAAAGAGTAGTTGGTTCGTCTGTTGCTCACTGCTCCTGCTGGGGTTGAGTACAAACTTAAACTCCACTGGCTCCTTGAAGACGGCTTTGGGTATGTCCCGTCGTTCGTAGCTATCAGTTTGGCGATTGAAGAAGTCAAAGGTCACGTCGTCGCCTAAGTACTGTTGGTGTAGGGAGTGTACGTGGCGTACTGCCTCGGTTAGGTACTCGGCTATCTCGGCACTCTTCCAGTCAAAGGCCAACTGAGCATTACTGATTAAGGCCAAAGTAGCTCTAGCAGTTTCAGGGGCATTGGGTCTGTCAGGGGATATACCGCGTGTGAAGTCGGATACTGATTCTGCCCTCTCAAACCACGCTTGTATCATTTGGATGGCACTAATCCAGAAGGAGGCGTCTCCTTGGAAGCGGGGGAAGTTGACCCCTCCAGGGTCGTTGGTGGGGATGAGTGCTCCAGGCTCAAGGAACATTCTTTCTGGGAGATCACCAACAATATGTGGTTGAAAGAAGGCCCAAGGGAGATTCTGTAAAGTACCGTAGTCAACCATCTGATTAAAGAAACTATTAACCGCTCTTTGTAACCCCATTCTCGATTCGGGCACGCCACTACCGTAAAACGAGTTCGGTATCCTGTGGTATCTTCCATCAATGTGAGGCCGTTTACCATCGGAACGTACACGGTCAAGGGGTACAATTCTAATAATCTCTTTGGCTTTTGGTAAGTATGTGACAACTACTTCCTCCTCCCAGCCTTCCTCATCCATGAACTTCTGCTTCTCTACTCCTTTTAGCTTCTCTATCTTATTAGCCCTTCTAGCATGTCTTATCTCATTGGGGAGTACCAACCTCATGTAGAACTCCAACATCTCTATTGTGGGTTCGGCGTCAGTGAGGGAGGTAGAGACTTGCTCGGCCTTAGTGTCCTCAGTTGGTGAGGGTTCCCTAATCCCTAAATGGGCTTTAAGGTGGTCCCCAACGTTGTATCCCTGTCGCTTACGTGCTAGTAGTTCAAGCCAGGTGAGGTCATGCTTCTCGTAGTACCAAGGGCACTCAGGCCACTGGAGGGAAGTGCCAGTGTAGGGGGGGACGTGGATTTGGCCCAGATCCGTATTGAACAAGCGGATAGCCCGTGTTTCCTCTATAAACACCTCCTCTTCTACTCCACTGACAGTCTGGCGCTGACCTGGTAGTATGCTCCCAAAGAGGGTTGGTAGTATGGATTGCCGTGATGGTCTTCCGCGCTTTGGTCTTTGTACTTCTCGTAGTGACCTCCTTAGTGTTTCGCTCCTGTCTACTATTCCTTTGCCAACTGCCGTGCCGTCCGTGAGAAGGTCAAACAGGAAGTTACCCCCGTACTGCCTGAAGTTGACTTGTTTGGTAAGGTAGAACTCACCATAGTAGAAGGACAGGTCCTCAGCGCGAGCACGTGCCTCATCATTAAGACCTTGCACGGTAATGAATGGTAGCTGGGATAGGAGCGTGTCGTAGAACTGTGCCTGTAACCCGTCAATACCCACTCGGATGAGGGGGAGGTAAGTGTTTGATGCTCCAGGCCAAGGGTCGTTCTTCTCATCTTGATCTGGGCGTGTGAAGTAGGAGTTGATGTAGGTCTCATGGTCTACTTCCCATGATGCTCGAAACTGAGTTGCCATGTCAATATGGGAGTCGAGTTGCTTTTGGAGGTTGGCTAGGTCACTGGCATTGAGGTCAATGTCGAGGAGGATGTTGTGAGATGGCATTATGTTACTAGCTTGCCCTTACTTAGTACTTTGGTCGTGAGCTTCTTACCACACAGGCATTGGAATACCCCCATTGAGTAGCCCCCTATGCCCTTTGCCATGTGCAGGAACTTGGAGTTGAAGCAGTCACACGCCTGCCAGTCCTCAATACCGTTATAGTCAGGGTTGTCTGGGCGGGGAGTGGGGACATCTAGCATACAGTCTTCTTGTGACACGGGACAAATGAAACTCTGGATCATGGGACGGGCATCTCTCACTATTCTTCTAGCACGTCTGGGCATTACTTCCTCCTTTTGCCTTGGGCAGCTCTCAGTGCCGCTGCCTTCTTGTTCTTAGAGCGTTGGATAGGCCCTACTGCGCGAGTGACTTTGGGCACTAGCCCTACACCCTGGAATACCTTGTCTAGGAACCCTAGTTGGAACTTGCCGTGTTTGGGCATTGTAGGTTACTGAGTATAGCATAATGGTCAGTATACAGTGTAGTGTTCAGTATATTGGTCTCCTTGATTTGCCACCCATAAACCTGTAACTTTGTGGCCCTGAAGGTTGTTGGTGTGGGTGCCAGGGTTTGAGGTGGTCGGGGTAGGTGTCTATTCCGATACAGGCCATACCCAGTGCCATGACGTGATCGTCGTGATAACCCTGACTTGCCTCTGCTTTCCCGCCCGCTGTGACGTGAAACCCATTACATTCATGGACGGTGAGCTTGTCGTAGAGAATGACCGATCTAGCTTCCAACTTGGCGGCAATCTTTCCGATAACCAATCTTCTATTCCCAACTGTTGTACGATGCCCGACTTCTCTGGTATATCTCTTCTTGTCTTCGTTCCAGTCGTCATTATGGTATAGCCTACTCCTTGGGTATGTCCTTTTAACCATTGTACAGACGTGCTTGCCTGCGTTGTTCTCAATCACCATATAAGCACCATAGTAGAACTCAGCTAGGAGCAATAAAGGCTCAACTAAGTTCTCCTCACTAATCTGACCGTATATCTTGGCCTCCTGCCGACCCCCCAAAGTACGGTTGAGGACTATAGCTACTGTGGCATCTGGCTTCTTACTGCCTTCTGGCACTTTGCCCTCTGCCGTATCCACACCAATAACATATTCGTACCCTGGTTTGGGCGGGTGCCACATGAAGGTGTCGCCGCCACTGTCATCCTCAAACCTTAGCTCCCTACTCATTCTGCCCACGGGGACTATATTGCCAATGCGCGGGTCTGATATGGGCATTTGGTTGAGTATGGGTATATTG